TATATAAACATATATAAAAACTATTAAAGTTTCTTAGAATTGATTTAAATACTATTCTCAGCCATTGTGAGTTAGTATTTTAGTTAGTGTTTAGTTGTTTAGTATTTTACTTTAAATTATTTATTTTAGTCTTTTGTTATAATTAAAAAATTTGTTATATATACATTTATGGAAATTACAATCCCAACAAAGTGGTCAGACGTTACAATAGGAAACTATATTAATTTAAGACCTGTACTAAACTCAGAACTAAACCCTATAGAAAGAGTAATAAACATCCTAGCAGTCTTAACAGGACAAAAAAGAGATGTAATAAAAAATATTAGTTTAGACCAGTTTAAGTCTATTAAAAAGAAAATGAGTTTCTTAGAAACAGAACTCCCTAATAAACTAACTAAAAGAAGATTTAAAATTGGTGGTCAATGGTATGAGTTTAAAGTAGATGCTAAAAAATTACTATTTGGTGAATATATAAACAGTATGGAAATACTACAAAACGCTAAAGAGGATGAGGAAGCTATATTCAATAACTTACATCATATACTAACCACTATTTGTAGACCAGTTAAAAAAACTTTATTTGGTTGGAAACATATTAAGGTAGATAGTGAAATACTTAGAAAGACAGCAGATAACTTTCTAAATAATATGCCAATGACAATAGCTTATCCAATAGGGGTTTTTTTTTACACTCACTCGGAGGACTTAACAAAAGCTATAAAAACCTCTTTGATGGTGGAAGCCGAGAGAATAGCGAGGGAGGCAAAACAGGAACTGGATTTGGTGAGAGATGGGGATGGTGGAACACCTTAGACAATTTGACTAATAGTAGGATTGACAAATGGGATGACGTTCTTAATTGGGATGTTACAAAGGCTTTAAATATAGTAGCTTATTATAGTGATAAACAAAAGATGGAAAGACAGGTCCATAATGAAATGAGACAGAAATATAAACATAGATAAATGACTGACCAGTTAGATATATTTAGTTTTGATGAAAGCCAATTAGAGGAGGTTAAAATAGACAATCCTACTACGTTAACACAGGTTTTTAATAACATAGCTGCTGACATGGTTTATTGTTTAAAACAATCTGTAATAAAAGAGGGGTTAGTGTTTAGAGGTGGTTTAGAGCAATCTATTAAAATGCCTATTAAAATGTTTGGAAATAGAATGACTGCTATTTTGTATTTAGCTGATTACTATGATTATTTAAATAAAGGGGTTAAAGGTATAGGAGGACAAAAGAATGTATATGAAACTGTGACCTCTAAAAGTGGTAGACGTTATAGAAAACCTGTTAAAGACAACTCAGGAAACATATTAAAAGAAGCATGGAAAATAAAAGCTCCAGAAAGTCCATATCAATTTAAGAAAGGGCCAAAGGTTAGTCATGTTAAAGAATGGTCTAAAAGTAAGGGTCTCAATGAATATGCAGTAAGAAACTCAATAGCACATACTGGAATTAAACCACGCTACTTCTTTGACAACTGTATGGAGCAGACTTTTTACGGTTCAGCTTTTAACAAATTTAAAACAGATATAAGAATAGTGGCTGGTGAAAGAATAGCAAAAGGATTAAAAGAAATAATAAAAAAATGAGTTTAGAAGTAAAACATTTACCTCAACAATATAGAACAGTATATAACCCAATTGAGTTAGTATTATATGAAACAAATAACACAACTAGAAACTATACTGGATTTGCTTATTTAATTGATGTTAAGGATGGTTCTACTACAATAGGTAGACTAAAAGTCCCACCAACTACTAATGGTTATGGTAGGTTTAATTTGTCTGGTATTATGGAGAGTTATATGTCCAGTGATTTAGGCTTATTAAATGGAACTAATATAGACTCTGTTTATGAAAATACTAATTCATATAAAGACTTTACTTTAGAATTTGGATGGGTTCATTTTAATTCTGGTTCTGCTACTATTAGTATACCTCAGACTGTAACTTTGCCTAATGACAATGATGTCACTTCTTATGACTTATTAGTGTTTAATGGTAGTTTACCTAAGTATAGAAGAGACGTTGTTAACTTTTATGATTGGCAATTTAATAACTACTATCAAAGATATACAGACAATACAGCAACTAGAAAGTTTTTAAGTAATGGACCTGACGGAGGTTCTGTTAATAATATTTATAATCAAAAAGTAATGTTAATAGATGAGGGTTATATATACGCTCTATATGACCATGCTAATGACCCAATAGATGAAATAGTAATACAAGACTATGACCGTACTAACACATTGATATCTACTACAATTTTAACAGTTCCAACACTAACAACATTTAATCATTTAAGAATACCTGTTGCTCCAGCTTCAATAAATAAAATTAATAGTTCATATATATCTAGTGGAAGTCAACCTATAATAAGCACCAATGCAAGCTCTTATTATATAGGCTTAAAGAGTGGAGGTGCTACCGCCTCTGAAAAGTTTTATTATAATATAGACACTGAGTGTAGGTTTGAAACTAGAAGACTAGAGTTCTTAAATAGTTTAGGTGGTTTTGATTATTTTAACTTTACTAAAGTATCAAGACATACAGAGGAAATAGAAAGAAAGTTTTTTCAAACTACTCCAAATGATTTAACCTCAACAGGAGCTATAGACTATTCTATATCAAATAGAGAAAAAGTTCAATACTATACTAAGTCAATGCCTAAGATGAAATTAACATCTGACTGGATTGATTATAATACTTATAATTGGTTATTAGAACTTATAGAAAGTCCAGAGATTTACTTAATGGATAGTTACACCGCACCGTCTGGAAGTACTGAAATTAGACGTATTCCTATAAAGAATATAAACGGTAACTGGGAAGAGAAAATATCTAGTATTGACAAAGTATTTAATTTAGAGATAGAATTAGAATTTGGAATAGATAACTTTAGACAAAGATTTTAAATGGAAGAGAAATTAACAGAATTTGAAAAGATGCTAAAGGAACTTGAAAATAAACCAGTTCCAGAAAGAACGTGTAATATTGATGACGAAAATTGTGAAAGCTGTAGCGGATAATGGTTAAAGAGGAACTATATATAAATGGTGAAAGCGTAGAGTTGTTAGGTTCTTTAAACCCTAACTTAACTTTTAACATTGCTGATATTGCTAAACCAGATAAAAGGAAAGCTGATTTCTCTAAGACTATTAATCTACCAGCTAGTAAAAGAATTAATAAAATCTTTGAGCATATATTTGACATTAATACAGATTTACAAACTTTTAATCCTAATCTTAGGACTGATGTTATTTATTTAGTTAATGGTGAAATACAGTTAGACGGTTATTTGCAGTTAAAATCTATTAAAAATAACAATGGTGTTATAAGTTATGATTGTTTAATAATAGGTAGAACAGGAAACTTCTTTACTGAATTACAAGAAAACGAACTAACAGACTTAGACTTTAGTAGTTTAAATCACACTTATACTAAAGCAAATCAAGAGGCAACCTGGAATCTACCCTTAACAACAGACTATGTATATCCTATGGTTAATTATGACATTAATTATGCTGGTTTACAATTTACAGAAAATTGGTTAGTGTCTAGTTTTTTTCCAGCTATAAAAGTTAAGAAATATTTAGATACTATATTTAGTTCAATAGGTTATACCTTTACATCTACATTTTTAAATAGTAGTTATTTTAACACTTTAATAATTCTTTTTTCAAGTAAAAACTTTAAACTAACTGAAACAATAATCAATAATAGAATATTTAGTTCTAATAATCCCAAATTTTTAAATACTGGCTCAATAAATTCTAATACTTTTTCTGGTCAATTTAATAATATTACTACTTTTCAAAGTGATACTGTAATTAATCAAACAGAGTCTTATGATGTTGGTGGTGTGTATGATAACACTAATGGAGTTTTTACAGCTTCAGAAAATGGTTATTATAATATTAATTGTATGGTAAAACTACAGGGTGAATTTACCGCACCAAGTGCAACACCCACCTCAGGCTCAACTTATAAGTTAATTGCTTCTATAAGTGGTAAAGTAAAATTAAATAAATATAATTCTAGTGGAGTTTTTATAAATACAATAGATGAACAGTTTGTAGGTATTTATGGAGGTATAACACCAGTAAGTCCAGGAGCTACAATTCAAACAGCTGTAAACCCTAACTCAATAACAAATCAATATTTTTCAGGAAACTTTAAAAGCCCGTCTTACACTACTATAAATAGTTATATTCTTAATAAATATTTTGTTAGTGCCAATAATATATATTTAAATAGTGGCGAACAAATCAAAGTTGTTATAGAGTATGAGTGTAGGCCAATGTATCCTCCTAGTAGTATTTCAGGAACTTACACTATAATATTTAATTCTCCAAATCTTTTTTGGGTAGACAGCGGAAATAATACATATCCAGCTGTAACTAATAGTTTTAAATTAAACATTTTAGATAGTTACTTTAATAATGAGGCTGTAAATTCTGGATATGTTGAGGGAAATACTATAGACATGAACTCAGCTATCCCAGCTAAGATTAAACAAAAAGACTTTATTAAGTCAATTATTAATATGTTTAATTTATATATACAACCAAACCCAGACAACGAAAAGGATTTAATTATAGAACCTAGAGACGATTTCTACACGAATGACGTAATTGACTGGAGTAGTAAAATTGACAAAAGTAAAGACATAGATTTTTTACCTATGGGTGCTTTAAACAGTAAAGAGTATTTATATAAATATAAAATAGATAAAGACTACTACAATGACTTGTATAATACTACATGGAATGAGGTTTACGGACAGGCTGACTTTACTATAAATAACGATTTTGTAAAAGCAGAACATAAAACAGAAATTATATTTTCACCAACTCCAAATGTTGGTCAGTCGTGGTATGATAGAGTAATACCTACAATTATTAAATTTGATGACAAAAATGGAGTTCAAAGAACAGAGGCTAATATTAGGATATTACAGTGGGGAGGTTTAAAAAGTACAGAACAGCAATGGCTACACACTGACTCTACTGGAGGAACATTTAAAAGTGTTTATCCTTATGCTGGTATGTATGATGACCCCTACACACCTACAGAGGATATAGGTTTTAATTTAACAAATGAGATTTATTATTCTAATGTTTTTAATAATGTTATAACTTTTAATAATAACAACTTATATAATAAATACTATAAAAAGTTTATTGAGGAAATTACAGACAATAACTCTAAAATAGTTAATGGTTATTTCTATTTAACACCTACAGACATAGCTAATTTAAGTTTTAGAAAACAATATTATTTCGAGGGTCAATACTTTAGATTAAATAAAGTAGAGAACTACAATCCTATTAACCCAATTACTAAATGTGAATTTCTTAAAATAAAAGAGGCTACTGTTTTTAGTGCTAACACTCAGACCTCACATGGAGGAACTCAAACTTTAGGCGGTCAAAGGACTCCAACTTTTGGACAAGGGACAGGAACTTTAACTAATGGAAATAGTATAGGAAATCAGGGAGTAAGTGCAATAGGGACAAACAACTATATAAGTGGAACTGTTCAAGGTGCTAACATAACTGGCTCAAATAATAACGTTTATTCAGGAGCTAGAAATGTTATAATTCAAGGCAGCGGAAACACAGTAGAGTCAGGAGTTGAAAACGTTCAATTAATAAACTCTAATAATCAAACGGTAAGAGAGTCTAACTTAATGTATATTAATGATGAGATACAGGGTTCTGGAAGTTTTGAAACTAAAGACGCTGATTTTGTAGCTAGTGAAAACATTAGAACATATTTAGTAGATACACAAAGTGGAACAGTAGTAGCTAGGTTTGGCACTAGTTATGAGACTGTAAACGGGTTACCTCATGTTGGTAAGACATGGACTTTTAAGAAATTACATTCAGCAAATCAAGTCACTATTGATGCTACAGCTATTCCAGCTTTAATAGATGGTAGTAGTACTCACACTTTAACTAGTAATAATGATAGTGTTACAATGATGTGGGATGGTCAACAATTTAATATAATATAAAATGGCAGAAAAAGTAGCTTTAGAAATTGACATAGATGCAAAGAATGCTAGTGGTTCTTTAGGCGAACTAGAGGAAAGAGCTGAGAAGTTAAACGAGGAAATGAAAAAAGTTCCTATTGGTTCTAAAGCATTTAAGGAATTAAAGACAGAATTAATTGGAGTTAACAAAGAAATTAAAAACACAGAACTATCTTTAGAGGCTTTAGATAATGAACAGGTTGCCTCTGAACTTGGTTCGGTAGCTGGTGCTGTTGGTGATGTTTCCGCTGCTTTTATTTTGTTAGGTGGTGGCGGTGGTGCTATAGAAGACACTATTAGAAACATCGAAAAGGCTATAGGTGTTTCAATGGCTTTTAAAGGTGCTATTGAGGGGACTCAGTCTGCTATGAAATTATATAATAATGTTATTAAAAATTCAGCAGCATTTCAAAAAATAAATAGTGCTGCTACTGTTATTGCTACAGGTGTTATGTCTTTGTTTGGAAAGTCAGCAATAGTAACCTCGGCTTCTTTTAAGATTTTAAGGGGTGCAATTATTGCTACTGGGATTGGAGCGTTAGCAGTTGCAGTTGGTTTGTTAATTGCTAATTTTGATAAGATTAAAAATTCCTTAATGGGGATTAGTGAATCTAGTAAAAGTTTACAAGAAACCACAAAAGCAACTACAGAACTAAATAAACAGAATTTAGAAACTATAAACAGTCAAGAAAACATTTTAAAATTACAGGGAAAGTCAGAGCGTGAGATTTTACAAATGAAAATTGAGGGACAGAAAAAGGTTGTAGGTTCTATCAAAAATGAATTACTAGCTCAGAAAATAGTTAATAAAGAAAAAGTAGAGGGAAGCAAAAGAAACCAAAAAATATTACAGTTTACTATAAAACTACTTGCAGCTGGTCCAATGTTACTGCTAAAAACTATTGACTTTCTTGGTGAGGGAATAGAAAAAGTAGTCAACTCAATTACTCAAACAGCTGTAGGCCGAAAAGTATTTGGCTTAGAACCTATAGACATTGATTTCGGTTTAAGTGCTAAAGCTAGTTCATTAATAGAAAAAGCTAGTACTTTAGTTTTTGACCCAGAGGAAACAGCATCTAAAGGAGCTGAAGATTTAAAAGTGTTAGAAAATCAATTACTAAAACAAGAAAACGCTTTAGCTGGTTTTCAGTTGAGACAACTGGACATGGACAAAAAGACCATAAAGAAAAAAGAAGAAAACAATACTAAAACATTAACACATCAAAACAAACTAAACAAATCATTATTAGAAGAGTTAGACACTAAGGAAAAGCTTAACGAATTTGACATAGAGGAAGAGGAAGAAGAGCCTGTATTCGAAACTGAATTTCTGGAACAAACAGCCGAAGCTAGTAGACTTCAAACAGAGGTTAGAATAAAAGCTATTCAAGACGAAATTGAACAAGAGAAACAGCTAAGACTACAACAGTTAGAATGGGACAAAGAGAACATAATAGAACAATCTATTTTAGATGGTACTTACTCAGCAGAACAAAAGCTAGCAATCGAAACAGATTTCCAAAGAAAGAGAGAGGATGTTATAGAGGATTCAAATAAAAAAATTGCAGAAAAACAACAGGCCTTAGAGGATGCTAAATTAGATATGGCTATGAAGGGTATTGGTGCCTTAATGAACTTAACCTCAGCATTTGCTAAAGACAATGAAAAGAGTCAAAGAAGAGCGTTTGAAATAAATAAAAAATTACAAATAGCACAAGCTATAATGCAAACTTTCCAAGGTGCAAACGCTATTTTTGCTAGTGCTGCTGCAAACCCTGGTACAATACTTTTTCCAGCTCAACCATTTATAGCTGCTGGAATTGCTATAGTTAATGGATTGGCTAACGTTGCTAGTATATCTAAACAACAATTTCAATCTAGTAGCCCTGGAGGGGGTAATCCTCAAACCCCATCTTTTAAAGGTGGTGGTTCTGCTCCAACGTTACAACCTGCTAACACTAGTACACTAGTACCAGAACAACAAACACAAGTATTTGTAACTGAAACAGATATAACACAAACTCAAAACCAAGTTTCTGTAATTGAGGCTGGTGCAACTTTTTAAATTAAAAACAATGGAAGATAAAACAGAATTACTAGAATTAATAATAGATGAAGAGGATGAAAGCGGAGTGGATTACATTTCACTAGTTGACAGCCCAGCCATAATGAGCAACTGGCAAGCGTTCCAAAAACATGAGTTTGAGGAAACTTTTAACGACTATCCAGACTCAGCATCTAACAACGCTAAAAAAGCTATAGAATATAAAGAGGAAAACAATTCAGATTGTGGAACTAAAGTAGGTTGGACTAGAGCTAGACAGTTAGTTAATAAAGAAAATATTAGTTGGGAAACTATAGGTAGAATGGCTAGTTTCAATAGACATCAACAACATAAAGACGTACCTTATAGTGAGGGTTGTGGCGGTTTAATGTGGGACGCCTGGGGAGGAACATCTGGTGTAAACTGGGCAATCAATAAAATGAAAACTAAAGACAAATATAAAACAGCTTTTAAAATTCAAGACGAAGATAAAAGAATAGTTAGTGGTTATTTTATGAAGGCTGATTTGCCTATCATTAGACTAAATGACATGAACGAGAAATATTATGTAGTCTTTAGAAAACCTACTATAGAAAAAATAGTAAATAAATTCTTTAAGAATAACTATAATTCTAACATTAATTTAATGCACGACATTGACTATAAGGACAATGGGGTCTATGTAATTGAGTCATTAATCATAGATAGTAAAAGGGGAATAAAAGCTCCTGACGGTTTTGAGAATGCTCCAGATGGTTCGTGGTGGGGAAGTATGAGAGTAGAGAATGACGAAGTCTGGCAAATGGTTAAAGATGGAACATTTAAAGGGTTCTCTGTAGAGGGAATATTTGGAGAAGCTAAAGTAACTAAATACCCTACTAGCTTAATAGGGAAAATAATTTCTGTAGTTAGAAAATACAAAGAAAAAAACTTGTAATTGTTAAACTATAAATATTTTGTTATATATATAATAGTATAAATAATAATTATTATGAGTGAATTAAAAGAGTTATTCAATGAGATTAAAAGCATTTTTAAAACTGAGGGTGTTGACATTGAAAACGATTCTAAGGAATTTGCTAAAACTACTGAAAACAACGTGGAAGAATCTACTGAAACTGTAAAGGAAAAATTTGAGGATGTTGTACTGGCTGACGGTACAGTAGCTCAAGTTGAGCCTGAGGTGGTTGTAGGTGCTGCTGTTGTTGTTGATGTTGATGGTGAACTCTTACCAGCTCCAGACGGTAGACATGAATTATCTGACGGTAGAGTAATATCTACTGAGGGTGGTGTGATTGTCGAAGTTGAGGAAGTTGAGGAAGAGGAAGCTGAACCAGAGGTAGAGGCAGAAACTATAGAAGAGGAAGAAATGTCTAGTCCTTTAAGTGAAGCTCAAGAAAGAGAAGCTAAAAAGATTATAGAGTCGATTGTAACTGAGAGAGTTTTCGGAATGGAAGCAACTTTGTCAGAGGAAAACAACGAACTAAAAACAGAAATAAATAATCTTAAAGAGTCTTTTTCTATGTTGTTAAACTTAACAGAGAAGATGTTAGATGAGCCAACAAAAGATGAGGTAGTCAAAAGACCATCTAGCTTTAAGGCTTTAAAAAAAGAAAGTAAAAAAGATATAATAAGTATCTTAAAAAGTAAAAAAATAATAAAATAAAAATAAAATTATGAGTTTTGATGTTTCGGCTTTAGCCGCATATACCGAACAAAATGCAATGGACTTAATCATTAAGTCTGTAGCTGGTGGAAGACTTTCAGAGTACGCTAACATACAAGATGGCGTGAAAGGACCTACAACAATTAATATATTATCTAGCGACGTTGTTTTTCAAGCTGACGGATGTTCTAGGAGTGCAAGTGGTTCTACTACTTTATCTCAAAGAACTATTACTCCTGGTGCTGTTGCAATTCACGAGGATTTATGTATGACTGACTTAGCTGCTAAATATACAGCAGTAATGTTAAAAGCTGGTTTAACTGGTGAAAAAGAAGAGATTCCATTTGAGGAACTATATTTTTCTGAGAAAGTTTCTAAGTTACAGAAAGCTATTGAAGTAGCTGACTGGCAGGGAGACACTACTAGTGGAACTGCTAACTTATCTAAGTATGATGGACTTAATAAAATCATAGCTGCTGCTACTGCTATTAATGGTAACCCTACTGGGATTACTACTGGGACTGGTATATTAGCTAGCAATGTTATTGGTGCATTAACTGGAATGGCTGCTTTAATGCCTGAGGATATAATGGATGCTGACGATTTGAAATTGTTTGTAGGAATGGACACTTTCTTAAAGTACCAAAAAGCTATTGCTGATGGAAACTATTTCCATTATGTTGTAGATGGTGGGTTCACTTCTGAGCTTCCATTAATTGGATTTCCAAATGTTACTGTTTGTGCTACTCCTGGTCTTTCAGGTTTAGCAACTGGAAACTGTTACCTAATGAGAGCGTCTAACGTTTATGTAGGTGTTGACTTACCAGGTGAAGAGTCTAACGATGTTAGAAGCTGGTATGATGACAATGACAGAATTTATAAGGTTACTATGGCTTTTAGAAGAGGTGTGAATGTTGCATTTCCTGACCAAGTAGTAGAGTTCTTATTAGTATAAATTTAATGGGGGATTAAATTCCCCCTTTTTTAATAACTGTTAGCTGAAACGCTAACTAACTGAAAATCAATTAATTATGTCATGTGTATTAAGTAACGGACAGGCAAGAGATTGCTCAGATAGCTTAGGCGGAATAGTGGAAGTGTTAATCTCTGAAAGAGATAATGTAACTGCTACAACTGTAGCTAATGGAGACATCTCAGCAATTACGCAATCAGGAGCAACTAATTTTTATAGATATGAGTTAAAGAAAGAGTCAGGTAGCTTGACATCTACAGCAACTGTAGACCAAGCTGGAGGCACTTCTTTTTATGACAATGTTGTAGCTTTCACTATTAATAAAATGAGTGCTGTTAAATCTAACGAAATTAAAATGTTAATGCTAGCTAGATTGTTTGTAATAGTAAAAGATAACAACGGTGTTTATTGGGCTTTGGGAAATGATAATTTCTGTGAAGGTTCGTCTTTAGTTGGACAAACTGGACAGGCTTATGGAGACCCTAACCAGTACCAAATAGAATTAACTGACAAGAGTCAGTTCCCATGTTATGGGGTACAGTCATCTGTAGTGGCTGGTTTGACAATTAGTGCTTAATTGTTCTTTGTTGTATGAAAGGGGGGTGGGTAAAACTATCCCCTTTTTTTAGTAAATTTGAATTATGTTAAAAAAAGAATATATAGGAAAAATAGTTCACTTAAAACATTTTAAAGTTTTAGTAAGTGAAGAGAATATCACAACACTTAAGAAATTAAATGTTGATTGGGTTTTTGAAACAAAGAAAAAAAAGAAAAATGATAGTGATAAATAAGAACACTACAACTAATTTTGTAGCAACCTTATTTGAACTTAGTCAACTAACTAACCCAGATTATTTATTTGAGTTTGAGAGTGACCAGACTAAGACTAAATACTATACTATCATAGCAGACATAAGCACTAATAAAAGTAGATATAATGAGTTTAACTTTATAGAGGGTACTAATAACCCAACTAGTGGAAGTTTAGACTTAGGGTCACCAGGCTTTTACAACTATAAAGTATTTGAACAAAACAGCACAACAAACCTAAACCCAACAGGATTAAACGAAGTAGAACAGGGGAAAATGAAATTAATAGACTCAACTTATCAACCGTCATTTACTCAACATTCAGTTTCACCAACTACAAATGTAGTATATAACCCAGGACAATGAGCGTAAAACTAATTCCATTAAACTTCGGAGGGTATGAACTACCTGAGTTCAAAGAATCTAAAAAAGGTGACTGGTTCGAGTATGGAACAGACAGACCTTACAAAAACACTTATCCAGATTATTTAACTAAACTCTATAATGAATCTAGTAAACATAATCAAATAATTAATTCTAAAGTTAAATTTATAGTTGGTCAGGGTTTTGTAGTAGATGAGAAATTAACATTCACAGAGAAAGCTTATGTAGATGGGTTTATAAGGATGCCTAACGAGTCTGAAAACTTAGACGATTTAATAGGTAAACTAGCTAAAGATAAAAAGGTTTATGGTGGCTTTTGTCTACAGGTTAGAATGTCTAAAAATAATAAGATTGCTGCTGTTAACCATATAGATTTCGCAGATGTTAGAACAGGGGTTGACAATGATTTGTTTTATTATACAGACGATTGGTCCGCTAGAAACCCTAAAAACAATGAGGACTTTAAAGTGTTACAAGCGTTTCCTTACAGTGAAGACGCTAGGCCTGACGTTGACTATGTAATATATTACAAAGAATATAGACCAGACTTAGGGGCTTATCCTTTACCTGACTATGTTTCTGCAATACCTTATTTAGAGTCTGACGCTCAAATAGCTAACTTTACACTAAGTAATATATCTAACAATCTTTCTGCAGGCTATCTAATAAGTTTTAGGAATGGTCAACCAAATGAACAGGAGATGGCTGAAATTGAAAGAAGGTTTAAGGACTATGCTACTGGTGCTGACAATGCTGGTAAGCCTTTACTATCATTTACAGACCAAGCTTCGGACCATCCTGAAATAATGCCAATTCCAGTTAATGGACAAGATGAAAGGTTTATAAATCTAAATAACCAAATAAGAGAAGAAATATTCACAGCACATGGAATAACTAGTCCACAACTTTTTGGTATTAAAGAAAATTCAGGACTAGGAAACAACGCAGATGAAATAGCTGTAGCTAGTCAACTATACCAAAACTTACAAATAGACCCAGAGCAAAAAATATTTAATGAGTTAATTAATTCTATTCTTAACTATAATGGTATTAATGGACAACCTGTAAGAATACAAAAAATAGAACCTGTACAAAGGTACTTTAGTGAGACTGCTATTTTAGGTGTAATGACTCAGGACGAAATTAGAGAGAAGATTGGGCTTCCAGCTTTACAACCAGAACAAAAAGTAGAGTTAAGCAGCCAAGAAGATGACACTATATTTAATCAATTAGAAACCACAGGTTTTGACTCTAGTAAGTTAGAAGTAATAAACACCTTTCAAAACCCTATTACTTGTATAGCAGACGCTAAAGAATATGAAGAAAAAATTAAAAAAGAGTCTTTTGCAATTAAAAGCGTTTTAACACAATTAGAAAAGAGTGTCCTGTCATTACTATTAAAAAACCCTTTAATGCCCGTAACAGAGCTTGCAAATGCTTTAAAAGTGGAACAGTCTTTAATTAATCAGTCTATATCTAACCTTTTTGATGCTGGTGCTTTAGATAAGGATTTTAAACCAACTCCAGACGCTGAGGCTAGTATTCAAGTTCCAGAGGATGAAATATTTATAGTTTACAAATATGTAGAAAGACCAGACGCTCCACCTTTAAAAACTAATAGTAGACCTTTTTGTAATAGAATGATGTTATTAGCAACTACTAGAAAATATACTCTACAACAATTAGAATTATTAACTAATGATTTTGGACAGTCTGGAATTGACATATTTACTAAACGTGGTGGATGGTATCATAATTATAGAACTAATAAAACAACTCCTTATTGTAGACATATTTGGGAACAACAAGTAGTAAGATTAAAAAAATAAGTTATGGCAGTTTTATTTATATCAGAGCAATACGTAAAGAACACTACTCTAATTGATGAGAATGTAGATGTTAGACTTATATTACCAAGTATTAAAGACTGTCAGGAGTTAAGAATCCATCCAATTTTAGGGACTCCATTCTATAAAGATTTAAAAACTAAGATAACTGCTGGAACTTTAAACAGTGATGAGGTTAATTTATTAGACACTTATATAGCTCCAGCTATGGCTCAATGGACTATGTATGAATGTAGCACATCAATGCTATTTAAGTATAGAAACAAATCTGTATCAACTAAAACAAGTGACAATAGTAGTCCTATTAGTTACCAAGACTTACAGTATTTGAGAGACGAATGGAAGAATAAAGCAGAGGAAAGAGAGGCAAGGTTAATTAATTACTTATGTGACAATGACAACTTATTCCCTAAGTATAAGGAAACTAGTGACGATTTACACCCTAGAAAGACAGCATATCAGACCAGTTTTTATTTAGGTAATAGTAGTAGAAGTGATTGCTGGAGAGATGAGTATAGAAATAGCGAAAAATGATTTTGACTTATAATCAAATATTAAAAGAGTTTAAGACTTTTGCTACTAACCATAAGCAAATACAAAATTTTGGTAATGGTGATTTGTGGGAAATAGTAGAACACAACCAATTAGCAGACTTTAACTATCCACTATTTTGGGTAGCTGACCAACCAGCTAACTTAGGTGATGGGACTTTCACTTGGAATTTTAACGTCATGGCTATGGACTTAGTTAATAAAGATGAGTCTAATGAGAATGATGTTAAGTCTGATATGTGCCAAGTGCTATTAGATTGTGTTTCTTACTTTGAGCAAAAGACAGCGACTAGCAATAATGTAGATTGGTTAAAAGTTAATTTAGTTAGGTCAGGAACTTTGACTAGTTTTACAGAAAAATTTGAAGATGAGTTGACAGGGTGGGGAATGAACATTGGGTTCAGACTTCCTTTTAGTTATAATAATTGTGATTTACCAATAGAATAAAGATGGCAATATTTTACAATCCAAATAGAAAAAAAGGTTTATTTTATATGCCGTCTGGTGCTACTGGAGGAGCTAGATTAGCTATTGAATATAGTTCAGCTAGATTCTGTGAGGATGGTACAGACCCAATAGCAGGAATAACTGGAGACACTGGAGGAACTTTCTCTAGTACTACAGGTTTAGTTTTTATTTCTACCTCTACTGGACAGGTTGATTTATCCGCTTCTACTGCTGGAACTTATGTTGTGACTTATACTGACCCAAGTTTAAACACTGCTACAACATCAATTTCTATAGACTCTATTCCTGTTGTTTCTGCTGGTGCTGACGTTGCTATTTGTAATGGTGAAAATACTGTCTTAACTGCAACAGGTGCTACTACTTATTTATGGTCCACAGGAGCTACTACAGCTAGTATTACGGTTGACCCTACAACAAACACAACTTACACAGTAACAGGATTTAATGGTGCGTGTTCTGCTAGTGACTCTGTAGATGTTACTGTAAATGTTCAAGATAGTGCTGCTTTTAGTTATGCTGTAAGTGCTTATTGTGCTAATGGTACAGACCCAACACCAACAATAACTGGTACTTCTGGAGGTGCTTTTACTTCTACTTCTGGATTAGTTATTAATAGTGGAACTGGTGAAATTGATTTGGATGCTTCAACTGTTGGAACTTATTCAATTACTTATACAACTACAGGAGTTTGTCCAGATAATCAAAGTGTAAATGTTACAATAAACGCTGCTGACAATGCTGGATTTAGCTATTCTGCAAGTAGTTATGAGCCAACAGATGCAGACCCAACACCAACTATAACAGGATTAACAGGCGGTACATTTAGCGGAACAACTGGTTTAGTAATTAATTCAACTACTGGTGAAATTGATTTGAGTGCTTCTACTGTTGCGAGTCATACTATCACTTATGATACTACTTCAAGTGGCTCAAGTGTTTGTCCAAATACATCTACACAAACTGTAGAAATTGCTTTGGCTGGCATTGCTAATAATTACAGTATGAGCTTTGATGGTTCAAATGATTATGTTTTAACAGGTTTTAATCCAACTACGATAGGAACTGGCGAATACACAGTTTCTTTATGGTTTAACACTACTACTGGATTAACTGAAGATTTTCCTTATATATACGCTTTAGGAACATCAAGCAATTACCAAGCGTTTGGCTTATCTAATAGAAGCGGAAACACATATAAATTAAGAATTAATAACAATTCTGGTGGTAGTTATTCTCAAGATGTTTCAGCTACTTTAAATATAAGTGCTGGCACTTGGTATCATATAGTAATTACAAGAAGCGGTAACACAATGAATCTGTATTTAGATGGAAATACAACACCTTATTTAAGTTTAAATAGTTCTGAGGTTGGTAGCAATACATTAAATAATACAGAATTTAAAATAGGTTTTGGTGACCAAGCTGCATCAACAAGGTTCTTTGGTGGAAACCTTGACGAATTTGCTATTTGGGATACAGCTCTAACATCTACTCAAGTATCAGAGATATATAATGCAACAGGAACTAATTTAACTAAAGATTTAACCACAGTATCAGGTAGTAACCTAAAATACTGGAATAGAATGGGAGATTAATATGAGTAACTACTATAATAGACAATGGCGATTGCCTAACAATGAGAATAAAGACAAGCAGAGCAACTATTCTATGGACTTTGATGGAACTCAATTAGTTTCACAGGGAGTAGGAAATTTTACTTCTTTTAATGGAGTTTCTGAATGTTCTGTTTCTTTATGGTTTAAATCTTCAACAAGTCAAGGTCCTTATAAGTGGTTTTTTAATGTTCCAAAGAATACAACTGGAAGTCACGGTTTTGGTATCTATGCAACTGGAACAGGTTTAACTTCACACGTTTATACTTCATCGCTTGTAGAAGTTGTAATAAATTTTAGTGGCAGTCAATGGGATGGTAATTGGCATCATTTAGTTTTAACTTATAAAGATGGTGTTGGTTTACGTTTTTATTATGATAGTGTATTGCAGTTTACTAATAATACAATGAGTGGGACTATTACTGCTGGCGGTGAAGAACTTGCTATTGGTGGTTTTAGCCAATCCTTTCTCACTTCAGGTATTATAGCTCAACTTGATGGAGTTTCTGCTTTTACATACGCTCTTTCTCAAAGCCAAATAACAACTCTTTATGGTTCAAGCTCTACAGGTATAGGAAACCCAATGTCGTTAAGTCCAAAACCTGTATTTTATGCACCTTTAGGTGACCAAGATGCGTTTAACGGAGCAGAATATTTGACACCCAACGCTTCTCTGAAGGACTTTGTTTTTGATACAAATGGTAATACTTCAAGATATTTTAATTTTCCAAAAACATCTGTTGGTTCTGATGACTTTACTTTTTCATTTTGGGTTAAACCTGAATCTTATGCTTGTTCAAGTACTTGTGGAAATACTTTACTTGGTAATACTAATGGTACACCTTCAGCTAATCAGTGGAATATGTGGATATATGAAAATGATGGAAAAATTCGTTTAGTTTGGTATAATCAAACAAGCGATGCTGGAAATTTTATGGTTACTGATTTTAGTTTTGGGGCTGGCACTGTTAATCAAGAATGGGTACAAGTTGTTTTAACAAGAGTAGGCACTACAGTAACTTTTTATTTTAATGGAGTTGTTGACACTGCTACTGCTGGAACTTTATCAAGTACAAGTATTACTTTAGATGATAGTAGTAATGCAACTATGAGATTACCAAGTCCTTGGGGTGCTCCTTTATATAATCAAGATGGTTTTTATAGTAATTTATTATGGCATAATGTTGGGTTATCCTCAAGTGAAGTAATAACTCTTTATAATTCTGGTTCACCAATTCAAACTTTATCTAATATACCTCAAAACTCAAATCTTCAAGGTTGGTGGAAATTAGATGCTTCAGCTACTTATGATTCATCAACTACAACTTGGTCTATACCTGACTCAAGTTCTAATTCAAACACAGGCACAAGCTCAGGAATGACACAAGCCAACCTAATTCAAAGTGATTTAAGTTTTACAAGTGGTTACTCTCCTTATGCTTTAGATTTTGA